TGTATGAGATTGTATAGTGTGTATTTTTAAATATTAGACCGCACCGGGGTCACATTGTAAAATCGTAATTGTCTTACTGTTAGATGATTACGATTTTCTGTTTTATACTGTTGCACAACATTCGCACAACATCTCGGTATGTGGAGAGATTTATTAATAAAATAAAAGCCCGTTTTTTAGACAGGCTTATATTAAAGGGAGGCTTTTTATGGCTACTTATCTAAAGAAAACTCATAGGTGATTTCGGTTATATCTTTATTGAATAAGTACATTGAACTAGTTAGGATTTTCCCTCCTAGTTTATTGTTGCCTCTAAATGTGAACTTAGTTTTATATCCATTAAATTCTCCTTTATATGCTTCTTCTTTTTTATCATATAAATTTTGTAGGCTATCTCTAATCTGCTCCAGTATCGGAATACTATCTGCCATTACTTTAGTCCTTGCTCCGTAAAGTAAAGGGAAGTCTTTATCTACTGAATACTCTGAGATTTTACTTTTGGTTTTTGAAATTTGATCATCAAGACTTTTAGCTTCTTCACTATGCATAAATAAAGTGAATACGGAATCAACTTTAGACATTTCTACAAACTCGTAACTATTCCAGTCATTCATCGTAGTTTTTAGTTTGGCTTCGATAAGCTCTCTTGCTTTGTCTTCATTTGATTTCCCACATGAACAAAGTGCAGTGATTGCACATACTAATAAAATGATCTTTTTCATAAGCTTATTTTCTTTTGGTTGGTGATTTTCTTGTATGAGGTCGTACATAAGTTCCATCTTTTCTATAATATCCTTTTACTTGTACTCGACCTGTACCAGTGGAACGTGAAGGTGAATATGAGGATTTTGTCTTGATCGATTCTGTAAAATCTATTCTTTTTCCTTTAAAGTAATAGGTGGAATCTGTAGAGTTAAAAGTTAGATGTTTTATATCTTTAGAGGATATTTGTATAGGGTTTGATAAATTATAAGTTCCACAAATATATCCTTTATGACTTCCATATTGGGCTTTTTTTACAGTGCTACGACTCTCTTTGATAACTATATGTTTTCCTTTAGGAACATACATATAAGGAAGAAAATTATCTTTTGTAGGTTGTAAATCTATTTTAGATTCTGTTTGATATATATAATATTTACCTGATGAACATCCCGTCATTAATATGGTAAAAATTAATATTAAGAATAATATCTTTTTCATAAGCTAGTTTTTTAATTATCCGATTTTGTTTGATTGTGTGAATTTAAATACTCTACTGCCTTTTGGTACTTTTCATTAAATTCATTCATCTTTTTATTATATATCACTGTGTCTTTAAATAATTCAAAGTCTTCTTTAATATGTGCTTTCTCTGTTTCTGCATTTTCTATAATATCTTTATAATACTCTATGTTCTGTTGTTCAACGACAGAGCGCCATAAGAATATAGGGACCAGTAAAAACAATGAGAGTAAAATATATAATATGCCTGCTTTTATTAGTGATTTTCGCTCGGAAGGATTACAAGGTACTTTTATTCTTATATCTTGTTTTACATGTCCGTTCAGCCTGCGCCCATCTTTATATCTTCTATCTGGTACAAATTGTGCAACTAAAACAGATTTCTTCATGAATACTGTTTTTTGAAAAAATTTCATGATACCAAATATGAATATAATAATAGAAGGTACTACTAAAATAGCAAAAAATAAAGAAACAATATAGAGTACTATTTTAATGCCAGCGTTATATCTAAATAAAGATACTTGAAACCCTTCTGCTTCTGCTCTTAATCTTAATTCTTCGGGGGAGATGACCTCATTGGTTGATTCATCGAAAAATTGGTTATGTGTATTTTTACCGATACCTCTTATTGGGGTACTATGTGCATTCCCATAAATAGAGTTACTTATCACTTTCCCTCCATCTCGTCCCACTTGATTCACAGCAGACCGTACAAAACCTTTTGCTAAATCTTCAGTAAAATTTCCCATTAAATTTATTGCTATTTTTTATGTTGCCAACAGTAGATGCTTCCTTTTTCTGCATTACGTTTACATTGGTCTCCATCTTTAGTTATTGCCTGACATCTTTGGTTGTCGTCTTCATCACTACATGCTTGCAAAAATGTTGGTAATAAAAAGATTGAAATTAATAGCAGTGCCTTTTTCATAATCTTGTGTTTTAATTAATTTAATATTCGATTGTTATTCTTATTTTATCTTCTTCTAGGTCTAACTGATTCTATAACATTGAAAATCTGTTTTACATCGCACAAATCAATAACTCGATCAGGGTACATATCATTTAATGAATGAATAGTAATAGTGTGATTTTCCACATCATGATCTATAATGCGCTTAACTATGATTCCATCGGTGTGCACTATAACGAAATCCCATTTGCGAAGATGTAATTTGGAAGTTGCCCAAAGGTATGGAGCGATTTCACGACAGTAAAGTCTATCGCCTTCTAGATAGCTTTCTTCGGTTCCATTATTCATACTATCTCCTTTGACCTCAAAGGCTATATAATTTCCATGTCCTTCTTTATCTACTATAAATGGTATTTTAGGTAATTGCTCCATGTAAGATGCGTCTGTGTATCCATCTAAATAACCCGCATAAGCGAATTGATTAACTAACGGGATATAAACCACGTCTTGTTGGATGGGCGTAGCTTCATTATATTGGGGTGTATTATTGGTAGTTTTGAGCATTTCGCCTTCTCCTGTGGTTAACCATAAGGTATTCAACTCAGGAAAAGCTTGGCTGATTTTATTAAGTGATTTTGAACTAATGCCATCACCTAATACATTCACGAAGCCTCTTGACAAGCCAGCTGCTTCGGCAAATTTTATTTGCCCTATACCTTTATAGGTTAGAAATTCTGTAAGCCTCTCTTTTATTACACTCATTATATATACATAAATTATTATGTGATTTGTCCGGCGTTTAATTGAAAACAAAAGTTAAATACATAAATTATTATGTAGATTTCTTGTTCTACATAAAATATTATGTATCTTTGCAACATCAAACAACATCCAACACTGCAAAGGTGCGAAGTTTGAGTGAGAAAACCAAATATTTTACATAACTAAAAATAGGTAAGACGATGAACGCATTTACATTTTTGACTGAAAACGGAAAATTCAATAACAGTGAGATAATGAAACACGCTCACATTTTGAAAGCGTATCGTCGTATCTCTTTGGGTGAAGCTTTGAAAAAGGCTTGGTTCTTGGCAAAGAGACAGCAGAAAGAATACAGGGAGATTGAAGAAGATAAAAAGTCCTTCAAGCCGGTGTTCAATGTTAACAATGGTAATGTGTTGAAATCGTTCTTTGCTGGCAATCATGCTGATTATATAAATCGTGATAGTTCTTGGAGATAAAATGTAAATCCGCAAAAAGGTGGTCTTCATAATCCGACATAAGGCTCCTACAATGTTCAGCGCTGATAGTAAGGGAAACCAGTCGGGCGGATTTAGAAAAAAGCTTGCGTAGACGTAGAGAATATTCTACGCAAGTACTACTAAATAGTTCTTTGACATATTGGATCATACGAAAAGAAATTCAACCGTAGCAGGAATGCCGTGATCGGTTGAAGGTTCGAATTAGTTACATATATCACTTGGAAGTCCGAAAAGTCTTTATCAGTAAGCATATAGCAGTTAAGGCGAGCTATAACGCTATCTAAGTGATTCAACATACAGCCCGTCACGTCTCGATACGTGGAAGAATCCGTAGAAGGTATCGCGGGCACTAACTTTAATTGATATGATTATGATAAAAAAAGTAGTTCAGTATTTTAGAAAGCGCAATGATATGAGATTGCGCAAGTGGTGTATGAAATTAGTTGTATGTAGACCTCAAATTGGCGGCAGCATTGAAGATGCCGCCAATAAAGTTTACGAATGGATCAAAAAGAGTCCTGAATCAAAGTTTTAATTTCTTCATACGTTTCTTGGGTGTCAATTGACATGTATCCATTAGATAATGCAGATATTAGTACAATGCTCCCCTTACCATTTTCTAACTTGGTCACATTACTAATAGCTTGAACATTAACAAGGATTTTGCCATTATCGGCACTTAATTCAATAAAATTCTTCATGTTTCTTAATTTTAAAATTAGACACTTCAAAGTTAAGAAAATCCCCTGATAATAACGTGAGGTTACCGATCGAATTGGTTCAGGGGAGCTATTTAAACTTTTTGTTTTGTCGTGTTTTATTTTGTGTTTGTGTTGTAGGGTGTGCCGTTCGTGAGAATAGCGCACCTTTTTAATTGGGTAAGTGGCGGAATTGGTAGACGCTTAGTTTGAAAATATGGCTGGCTAGCCTCGAAGCAGGAAAGACGATTGGGGAAGTCAGAACCGCAATTGAAACGTACAAACGAAATCTTGCAAATCCCGGTTCGAATCCGGGCTTATCCACTAATAATAATCAAATAATTAATCTTATGGCAAAAGAAGTGAAAAAAATAACTGGTGATTGGACAAAATCAATCAGTGAAATGAAGCTAAATGAAGTAGTAGAATTTCCGATATCTGCTTATGATGGAATAATGAGTACAATTCGATATCGTGTTAGACGCAGATTTGGAATTATAATCAAGAGAGAAGGAGAGTTGGACTATAAAAAGGGAGTTTTTAGAGCTAAACGTATTTCGTGATGGAAACTCTGACTCAATGTGAGTATCAAGTAGCTAATGAAGTCGCAAAAGGACAAACCCCAGATGAAATTGCCGATTTGCTCAAAAAGTCAGTTTGGACCATAAAGGCACAGATTAGGGATATTCATAAGAAGTTAGGCATTAACAATAACGTAGAGCTTACTTTATTCCTGTTATGTGATAGGACTAAAAGAAACTTTGATTTGAAGGAGATTAGGAAGCACGGTATTGAGTTATTCTTCTCTGTTTGGTTCTTTATACTTGCTATTACGCCGAATTATCAAATGGACATGAGACGTTGTAATATTCGTCCTGCTGCAAAAACAGCTCTACGTATAATGAGAACTAAAATGGACGGTGATTTAATGCTTGCCGCTTAGTATTAACTTAAAAATAATGTTCTATGAAAACTATTCATAAAATTCAAAATGCTATTGCTGTCATTGCTCTTGCTATGGTGACCCACCTAGCATTGCAAATCGAAATGACTAGAAACGAAACAATATCATGTATTATAATGCTATTGTTAACTGTGTTCATGCTTTTAGAGAGAAGTTCAAAAGAGGTGCATCAAAAAGAATAGGGGGATAGATATGAGTATTCAAGAGATTATGAATCTTGGGGGGAGTAAGATATCGGCTAATGTGAATTTTGAAGATTTAAAAGCATTCGCAGATTATCTCATTCAAAAAACAAAAGAAGAAGTTGAAGAATCTATTTTGGCTAAGAAAAAAGAGACTTTCGTAAAGCCCAAAGATGCTTGTAAACAGTTACAGGTTGATCGGTCAACTTTGTGGAGATGGGCTAAGACAGGTTATTTAATTCCCGCAGAAGTCGGTGGAAAAAGACTATATAAACAATCTGAAATAGATATTATATTACGCAAATAATTTATTGTTTAATCCTAATCCCGGTGTCCGTTGGTTCGGTATCCGGGAACTATTTTATTAACTACTTTAATTATAACGAATATGGACGATTTAGCTATTAGAGAACAAGAATCTTCTCTCGATGTACAGACAATTGATCTGTCTGGTGATATTCCTTCTTTGAAAGATGCGAAGGAATTACCAGTTGATTTATGTGGTAATTATTGGTCTCCTGTGAATCCCGGTGAGTTCAAGAAAGTTATTTTCTTGGATATTAAACCTCAAAAGGTATTGTCGCAAAGTACCGGTGAACTTATCGATTTAGATTGTGTCATGTTTGCAGAGCAAAATGAAAATGGTGATTTGACCACCACAATGAATGGTTCTGTTAGATTAGTTGGAGCTTTACAGCCTTATTTTGAAGATGGCATAATTAAAAAAGGAACAATGCTTAAAATTACCTATATGGGTAGGAATAAGAATAAAACAAATGCAAATTCTTCTGATAACTGGTCTATTAAACCTTTACGCATAAACTTGCCAGATGTGGGATGATATTAATTTGAACGATTGTGAAGAAGGTGAAGAACTTAATCCTTCTGCCTATAATCCGGAAGATTATCCTACTAAAGAGGAGATGCTTGATTTTATCTCTTTGAATTGCAATAAGCCACCTGTTAATATTGATTTGAAGGAATTGAGCGTTAACGGAGTAGTAAAGCGTGATCCTATGGAGATGTATTTGAAAAGCGATCATATTTCCTCTTCCAATTTGAAAAATGCTCTTAAAACTCCACGATCCTTTTATTATGATTACGAAAGGACATTTGAAGAGAAAGAAAAACCTTGTTTTCAGTTAGGGACATTTGCCCACATGGCATTTTTGGAACCACGTTTATTCGAGCTTGTCAAAGTAGAACCTAAGTGTAACCAATCATCGAAAGATGGCGTGCTTGGAATGATTAAGTTCTATAGTGAATTGCTCCTGAATGATAAGAATTATGTTCCAGATGTCGAAGAAGAAATTCCTTCTGAAAGGTGGAATTTCTGCGATCTGAAAGACTTTCGTGATAATAAGAAACAGAAGTGTATTGATTTGGGATACTCGTTTATCAGTGATGAAATGAGTATGGTAATTAAAGCTCTTGAAAGAAACTATTATTGGTATGGTGGCGGCATCATCAAGCAGCTTTTGAAAGGTGCATACTCAGAAGTATCATTCTATGGCAAGGATGAAGAAACGGGTCTTAATGTAAGGGTCCGACCGGATTATTTTAATGTAGAGGAAAATATCGGTGTAAACGCTGTTATTTCCTTTAAGACCACACGTGCCGACGATCTCGGCAAGTTCTACTATGATTGTGCCAAGCTCAAATACGAGCTTTCAGAAGGAATGTACCAAGAGGTTATGAGTAGCGTTACTGGACGGAACTTTAATGTAACAATTATGATCATGTTACAGACGGTTGAACCATACGATGTCGCTGTTCTCTTTTGGTCGCCCGATGATTTGGCAAATGGTAAGTATAAATATCGCTATGCTCTCTCAATCGTAAAAGACTGTTTCGACAAGAAATGGTTTCCCGGATATGACGCTAAAGCCGAAGAAGGAGCTAGAGGTATTATTGATATGCAGCTCCCGGAATGGAGTCAAAAATTGCTTCATCCGGTGGCTATTGATGATTTTGAATAATGGAATTATGCCAAACGGATATTCAAACGATAGAGCGCCTACTTAGACAATGCTCTGATAAAATAGAGAAATATGCTCCTAAAACATCGCCCGATCAGGATTTATGTAGAAGGTGCAAAAAAATGCTTAAGAAATTAAATACTAAGAAACAATGATTGATTTAAAAGACTATGTACCGGAGGAACTTAAATTTAAGCTCCCTACCACCGTGAAATTTCCCGAAGTGATTTTCTCTGATTGTGTATCTATGGACGATGTAAAGAAGAAACTGGCAGAGAACTTCGTCACCATTCAAGAGAAAGACGTGATCGCTAACCGGGTGATGGATGATTATGAAATATCAACTATCCGTGCGAATTATGGTGAGATTGCCGAGGAACAGATGCCGGAACTTGAAGCACAGTTCGAAGCATTGAAAGCAAAGTTCAATACCGAGAAGAAAGAATTTGAGGCAAAGATTTCAGCATTAAATACTCAGTTTAAGGACCTTGTAAACCTTGCAAAGAAAGGTGTGAAGGATTATCCTTTGAAGATGATCGATACTTTCCGCATTCCGGTTATGGGGTATTACTTATATTACTCATGGGTGAATGACGCTTTTCGTCTGGCATTAGTTCAAGAAATTCCGAAGCATGAATACAACGATCTGTTTAATTCCGGAGAAAAGAATCAAGAGGCGTTCAAAGAATTGGGATACGAACTGCCAAACGTTGATTTTAAAGATACTCGTAAGAATGTCCGCCGATTCGGAGAAGGAGAGGATATAATCGAGGTATGGGAGGAAGATGGTCAAGATGTATGGCTGGAGCAATGGATTGAAGATTTTGTAGATGAAGATACCAGTGAGGTAGTTCCTATTGAACGTCACGAATGGCATCGAGTTCCAATCGAAGAAAGTCCATGGAGAAAGGAGGACGAAAATGACGAGACTAGCACACAAGAGGGGGAGACCAACGAAATATCGGAAGAGTCTGAGGAATAATCCTTATTGGGAAGAAGTAAAACGTAAGGTCCGAATCCGTGACGGGCATAAATGCCAAGTGTGTGGAAAGACTTATAATTTGGAGATTCATCACAAAGTCTATGACGTTGCAGGATATTCTATAGTTGGACACGAATTAGAGTTCTTGTATTGTCTTGAAACGCTATGTGAAGATTGTCATGCAATGAAGCATGGTAAATAAATTATCCCGGTGTTCGTTGGTTCGGTATCCGGGAACTATTATTTAAAAGCTATTCTTATGAAACAGGTAAGCAGTAAACAAGCTCAGAGAAACAGGGAAGTTGCTAAAATAAAGCAGTCACTTTCTCCTTTTTGTGCAATATGTGGAAAGCCGGCAGTGGATGCCGCGCATTTGATCCCTAAGAGTATGTATCCGGAACATTATACCAATCCGCAGAACATCGTAGGATTGTGCCGGGAATGCCATAATAAGTACGATAATAACTTAGCATTCAGACAGAGGCAGAAGCGTCTTATAGAGCGTGTGAAGTCTTTTGATGAATGTGCAGCAAATAGATATTTTCATTTATATGAATTGAATGCAAAAAAGACAATTCCAATGAGTGATTACTTTATAGGATAATTTATGAATAGCTATCAATTGATTTCCAAGCTCCGAAAGGTGCGTGATGATACTTACCTAACTACAGCAGCGCAAGCCTTATATCATGAGCTTGTAGCGATTTGTAATGATATGAAGTGGAAGGATGTGTTTTTCGTTCGTAGCAATATTCTTTGTGGGAATTTAGATATGTCTGATAATACTCTTCGCAAGTCGAGGGAGTGTTTATCTAACGCTGGTCTTATTCATTTTCAATCCAGTAAAGACAAGCGCATAGGATGTTATTATTCATTCATGAAAAGTATCAGTGATGATTTACTATCATCCGCAACATCATCCGCAACATCATCCGTAAATATTGAGGATGAAAGTGCGAATGATAGTGAGAAGGAGATTGTTAATTCATCCGAAGAATCATCCGCAATATCATCCGCAATATCATCCGCAAAAAATGAGGATGATAAAAATACATCATCCGCAATATCATCCGCAAATATTGAGGATGAAACGCAATTTCCACCTATTATAGATAATATAAACATAAAACAAGAAGAGAGTCTCGCGCATACGCACGAGAGCACCCCACCCGAAAAGCCTAAGCGATCTAGGAAAAAAGAAGGAGATGCGAAGCCTTTAGTTTACCCTTTTACTTCGATAGCATTTATGTCGGCATGGACGGAACTTGTGAAAACTCCAAAATGGAAAGGAAAGCTAAATTATGCTTTGCAGATTTCATTAAACAAGCTGGGTAAATTTGAAGAAGAGTTCGCTATCCGACAAATAGAGCGAGCTATAGAATCCAATTGGACCGGAGTCGTATTCTCTGGTACTGAACGTGATTATCAAGAATGGCTAAAACAAAAAAAGTATGGAAACAATCAGAAACCTTGTACAAGCAAGCAGGAAGCAAATGACCATGCCTTGCAGCAATTCATTGCCGAGCGTCAGCGTAGAGAGCAAGGCTTGGTTAACGAAGTGGAAAGACCCTTCTGATATTGAGCGTGTCTTTTCTCCGACAAACTGGGCTTATGTGGCTCAGAATCCAGAAAAAGCATATTTTTCAAATTGTCCCACGATTAAAAAGTATGATGAAGTTTATGGAGAAGGAAATGCGGAAATGTGGATTTATGCACAAGTGCTGGCATTATTTGGGTCTAGTTCTTGTAAAGACGAAGGGGTAGCACAAGGAATCGGAATATTTGCTCAGACATTTGCATCGTCTGTTCAGATATACAAATTATCAGAACTAATGCTGTTTTTTTCTCGATACAAGTCCGGAAGATACGATAACTCTTTTTCTCAATTTGATGCCCGAAGGATTGGAAATGCTTTTTTCAAAGAGTTTATTCCAGAGAGACAGAAAGAAATTGATCGATGTGAAAAGCGAAAGATTAATGAGGAAGCATTAGCTAGACGGGAATTGCCTGCCGGATATACAATCCCCAAAGGGTATAATCCCTATACTTGGTATTTGGAGACTAAGAGACGTGCTGCCAATGGAGACAAAGAAGCTATTGAGAATTTAAAATATCCCCAAGTTCGATTTACATAGTGGTCTATCAGATCGCTATTTTTTTTATTTGATAACCAAAACGTTTTCCTGATATCGGGAAGACGATCAATACGATAAAGAAATGAAGAAAAATAAAGGATTTACAACACCATGCTATATGGCTGTTAAAGACGGAAATCACGCTAATCGTCTACTGATAGCATTAAAAAGTATAGGCGACAGAAAAGTATATGGAATACCAGAGAATATTACATATCCTTGTGTTTGTGGAGTATCCACGAACATTATATCATTCGGTGAATTGAATGATTTAGCCGGATTCATTAATTGTGAAGAAAGTGAGGATTTGTTTCTTGCTTTAGCATCCCTGCGAAATGATTCAGATATTCATCAATGGTTTACTGATGGTGAGAAATGGGTAATCAGCGATATCCATTCTCTTCTTGAACTAAAAGAGTATTTCCAGTTAATTAAATTCGACTACTCAAAAACTCACAAGGCAACAGCCGAAGAACTTATCAAGCATTTTAATTCGTAACAATTTAATAATGAGCAAAATAATTGCGTGGTTTAGTTGTGGTATAACATCGGCTGTTGCTTGTAAAATAGCTTTACAGACATACAAAGATGTAGTCCTATACTATACAGACACTGGCTCACAGGAAGAAGATAGTCTACGCTTCCTTCATGATTGTGAGCAATGGTTTGGGCAAAAAATAAACATTGTCCGGAGCAAGGAATATACTAACCATTTCGATGTGATTGAAAAGAAAGGGCTAATCAGTAAGCACAATTACTATCCGTGTACCTTCGAACTTAAAAAACGGCTTCGATACCAAATCGAAGATGAATTGAAATATTGGGATGGTCAAGTATGGGGATTTGATATATCGGAAACCAATCGGGCACAACGAATGATTGAGCAATACCCGAACATGAAGCCATTGTTCCCATTAATCGACAATCAACTATCAAAGGCTAATTGTGCCTGCTTACTTGCAAAAGAAGGAATAGAACTACCTCGAATGTATAAGATGGGATATCACAATAACAACTGCATCGGTTGCATCCGTGGCGGAATGGGTTACTGGAATAAGATTCGTATTGATTTCCCGGAAGATTTTGAACGTATGGCAAAATTGGAACGTGTTGTCGGGCATTCTTGCCTGAAAGAAAGAATCGGTAATGAAACAAAGGCTTTATTTCTTGACGAGCTTTCTCCTGACCGTGGCGATTTCCCTACTGAGATTATGCCGGAATGTGGATTGTTTTGTGAATTAGAATTTATGAATTAGCGTAAAACTACATAATCATGAATAAAATAAGACTAATACTTCGTTGGTTATTTATTCCATTGTGGACTACATTATTTTTTGTGTATTTGCTTATATGGTATATACAAATGAGTTGTACTATTTCAGCTTTCAAGATTATTGGAATACTTTTCTAATATTATGGGATAAAATAATGCTATTAATGAGATTAAAAACAAGAAAGACATTAATTATTTTGTAAACTTGCATTTTGGGTAATTACTGCATCCGGTGAAATTTCCGTACTTCCCTTTCCGTTCGACTAATTGGTTGCCACATCTGGGACAAATGCCGTTATGGATCATAGTGTTTTTGTTTGTAATAATCTGATGTATCTTTTGCTTATGCTCTTTTTTAGTATCTTTAGTCACTAAATTTGAGTGAGATAGTTTTTCCGTTAATATCTGGACATCTACAGAATTTATGGTGGGAGTAGTGTAGCTATAAATAACATCTTTTAATTGGTTTGAGTATATAACGATTTCTCGGGTATTACATTTTAGAGTTGCACCTCTTAAGAATACAATGATTGGTATGAATTTATTTTCGGGAATGCTCAAAAGACTTTCCAACGCTTTCACATGAGAGTAGTTTTGTTTTAATGGGTTCTGGAACTGATATTTGTTACCATACATATTTTTAGTCCAAAATTCAGAATAGTCTGAACCGAAAATCCAACCAGAGTAGTTCTTGGTTTCAATAACAAAGATACCATATGGTGATACTACAACATGGTCAATTTGTACAGAGCGTTCATTTATACAGATATAAATATCGTTAAATAGATGATATTCACTTGGAAGTGACATTAGTATTTTGGAAACCTTTCTTTCTCCATATTTTCCTTTGATGGCTGCTTGATTATATCCTAATGTAATTGCAATTACAAAAATTGCAATTACTATTATAACAATAATTTCCATAAGTTATCAGTTTTAATAGAACTTGATTAAGTATCTGCAAATGTAAAAATAATAAATATAATATGAAAGCAATTAGTATTAAACAGCCGTGGGCTTATTTGATAGTCTACGGCATCAAAGACATTGAAAACCGTACTTGGGCGTGTCCTAAAAAGTATATTGGGCAAAGGGTACTGATACATTCAAGCGCCATCCCCGTGCAAATGATAAATCCTAATAGTGTATTCACAAGGCAACAATGGGACAGTTTATCACTTGGATTTCAGAGAGATATTATTTGCGGTGAGGGATATGTAAATTCTGCTATCATCGGAAGTGTTGAGATAGTAGACTGCGTAATAAATCACTCTTCCATTTGGGCGGTGAAGGAAGGTTATAACTGGATACTGGCTAATCCTATTATTTATGATGAACCTATCGGAAATGTGAAAGGGAAACTATCTTTTTGGGAGTATGATGGTCCATTAGTGCAGACGAAGGAAAATGTTGATAGATTAACTTATAGAGAAAGGCTTATAGCTATGCGTAAGGAGATGGAAGAAAGGGGGAAATCATGGTAGGAGATATTCGTATTAGGCGTAGGAAAGATAAATACCACGTTATGGAAGAGCAGGGAGATGGTAGATACTTTACTATTGAAGGAGGAAAATGTAATTCAAAGGAGGATGCCATAAAGCTAAAAAAACGATTTCTGTTCGTTAGAGAGAAAGTTAGATTGTTCAATCAGAATCTTAGAATACAATTGAGAGAAAAGAATAAACCAAATGGATGATCACATAAATCAAAGTTTGTATGCTGATTCAATAAAAGAAGCTACAAAAGTAGAGTTCCTTGCAAGTAGTGAGGAACTTTTTTTATATGCTGTTTCCCTGTATAATTCGATGATGTGGGGCAGAAAGATAGACCGGGAAAATCTTAGAAATAAGAAGAGATCAAAAAAAATAGGGAGAACTAGCAAGGTGTAAAAGCATTGTTCTCCCCAATCATTCACGATTGTATAGCAAATATACTATTTATTTTAAAAATAATCGTGTTATGGATAGAAATTTTAATGAAAAGACGTGGGTAAATGTACGTGAAATAGGGATAATTCTTAATGTCCATGCCTTTGTAGTGTATTCGTATTTATTACAGATTGGGGTAAGGTGCGTTAAAGATAGATATGGGAACGGATATGTCAATGGAGTAGATATAACCAAGCATTTTGAAGGTTTAAAGAAATTCGTGAAAGGATTGAGGAATGGAAGAAAAGAGCAAGCCCCCCTCAAAGAACTGGCTTTTATTGATCCTGTGATAGGGAGTCATAATGATTGGGAGAGTAAAGCGGATGGCTTGGACAAGGTGAAGAAGGATTTTTATGCCTCATATACAAATCAGGTCTACAGGATTAATCACTACCAGAATTTAAAGAAGGCTTTGTTCCGGTGGGAGCGTGCCACGAGAGTTTGGAAGTACGTGGAAGAAGAAAGAACTGCACAAGACCCTAATGAATGGATGGAGAACATTTCGTTAAAATACAAGCTGTGTAATACGATATACGATGAAGAACGCCGTAAATCTGTACTTGACACAATTTGACATGGCTGTAAGAGTGATATCGGGTAAATTTGCTATTGATATAAAACTGATTATAGCATGGCGTACAATTTAAAGGAAATGACTGAAATGTGCTCTAAATGGGTGGCTGAAAATGGGCTGATGGAGCATGGCGGTGCGAGGTTGAAAGACTTCTGTGCTCATTTCGGCATATCGGATGAAACATACTATAGATGGTTGGAAAATGTGGATTTTGTGGATGCTATAAAAAAAGGGAAAAATGAGTTTAAAGAGAAACTGGAGCGGAGACTAGTTGAATCTCTGTCAAAAGCAGCTTGTGGATATGAATTTGAAGAAACCAAAACCGAATATGCAGGAAAGAAAGAAAAGAAGAAAATAGTAACAGTGAAGAATGTAGAGGCGAATGTTGGTGCTGCTATATTCTTGCTTACAAATATATCTCCAGATCGTTGGCGTAATAAACAAACTGGAACCGATGTGAAGACGGAAGGAGTAACATTGAAGGTCGAAGTATTGAAAGAAGAATCGGTTAGTAATATTAAGAAGCTCTCCACACTATCGCAGAAACGGAAGATGAAAGGAGAGGGGGAAACAGAAGGCTCTGAACAATGAAAACGACCTATGTTTTTGACAGGCTATTAGAAGCCACGGTAAATCCAGTGATTCGTGGAGTATCCTCACGGGGTGGTACTCGATCTTCTAAAACGTGGAGCATGTTACAGTTGCTTTATCTTATTGCCGAGAAGTCAGAAGCTCCTTTGCTCATATCGTGTGTAACTGATACAATGCCGGGAGTGAAACGTGGTATGTTTCGCGATTTCAAACGTATGTTGCAAGATGAAGGTCTTTGGAATGGCAAGGCAATGAATTTAACTGAAATGACCTACACTTTTCCTAATGGATCACAGATAGAGTTTTTCGGTTGTGAGAATGCTGCGAAGGTATTTGGTCCTGCACGTGATATCCTGTTTGTAAACGAAGCACAGAGAGTCCCGAAAGAAGTATTCCGGCAAATGGCGGTTCGTACTCGTTTGATGCTGTATGTAGACTTTAATCCGGTTAAGAAGTTTTGGGCACACGACTATTTCAAGGGTCCCGGCATGGTGGAAATCGTCAGCACCTACAAGGACAATCCATATTTGACACCGGAGCAGATCGAAGAGATTGAGAGAAACAAGGCTGATGAAAACTGGTGGCGAATCTTCGGACTAGGTGAAACGGGAGGAACCGAAGGACTGGTATATCCTGAATATGATATTGTGCCGGAGTTTCCAGCGAATTGTAAATGGTGTCTTGGTCTTGACTTCGGTTTCTCTGGTGATCCTACGGCGATTGTAAAAGTTGGCTTCGATAAAGATGATCTTTATGTTCAAGAGATCGCATACTCTACAGGTCTGTTGAATTGGGATATTGCGAATGTCTTGCGCAAGAATGGGCTACATAAAGTTACCACTATTGCGGACAATCAAGAGGCGAAGAGTATTGCTGAGATTTCTCGTTTGGGATGCCGCATATTTCCATGTATAAAGGGAAAAGGATCAATCATGGCAGGTATTTCACAAGTGAAGCAGTTTAAAATGCACATTGTACAAGGTAGTCGAGGCATACAGGACGAAGCAGATAATTACTCGTATGTATTTGACAAGATGACCGGACTCTATGATACGAACGAGGCAGTAGACGAAAATAATCACGCTATGGACGCTATACGATACGCGACTGAGTTTCTGATCGCCAAGTATCGTCCCGGCAAGAAACAAAGAAAAGATGAAGAAAAGCGAAATTAAAACCTTTCGGGGATATGTGCGATATCAGATATATCGCCTATTTACCCCATTTCGTTGGTTATGGAAGACGTTTGTTCGTCTGACAAGTAGATATCAACGCTTGATGCAATTACGGCGTATAGCGAATCTAAAGCCGGATGCTGTGGAGAGTCTTTCGCAAGATGAAGCCGCACTTCTGCATTATATGTCGGAATACTTAATACCTTCCCGCTGGGTAACACGTAATGGACAGATCATTTATACGTGTCCATCAGTTGAGGATGTGACTCTCTGGCAGATGATCGAAGCACGCAGAGCTGAAACAGTATTAGAACGTATTAGCGGATGGACTGAGGGATATGTACCAGAAACTGTTGCTGATATGGTGAAACTGACAAAGTACATTGTGGAGCAGATCGGGCAGGCTGACGAGCTGGAACGTGTGCTGTTACCGGGCGCAGGTGGTTCCGGTGAATCGAATCCAATCACAGAAGCTAAAAGTGTGCTAGGAATGGTACAGATCACATCCGAACTGTTTAACTGCTCATTCGAAGATGCGAAGAAGATAAACTACTCAGATGCTATTCTAGCGATCAGCAAGAGACATGATGAAGTTGAGAAACAAAAATCTAAAACAAAATAATCATGGGAAAGAAATACAGTATTAATTCAGCAGGAAGAATCGTAGCCGAGAGAGATATTTATTCTCTCGGCGGACTTATAGTAAAAGGGTCCATAGGTGGTTCGGTAAAAGACGAAACACAGTTATCACAGAGCGGCGAATGCTGGTTGAATGCAGGTGATATATCGAACCGTCCGGATATCGTAATCAAGGATAACGCCTTTATAGGAGAATTCTTTCCGGGTACGAATCCCGTTCATACGGATATCATAACGGAGTTTAGCGGAAATACTAAAATTCCGGGTAAAATTAGTGTTAGATGCTTCGCAGCAGATACTAAGAATAACACGTTCATCAAGGATTCGTTTATCGGAATAACTATGGATGTCGTTTGTGGACCTGCTACTAATACGAAGAACTTCCCTATGGAGCAAGGACGATATAATCAGGATGCGCCGAAAGGGACATTATTCACGAGCGCAACAATGAAGGTAGCTGCTGAAAACTTCGTGCGAAATACGGCTACTCTTAGGCTAGGGAAAAACACATATGTGTACACACCGACAGGGTTTAACGCTAGAATATATTGGGCTTATGTTGATCCTACGGGACAATTAGCTTATGCGGGGGAATCGCTAGCTGTTTCACAAGCTCTTACAAAACTGGACCATCCCGTATATAGGGTATGTATGGTTGCCTTTGCCCGGAATCCTACATTGACCCCCGCTGAACTAGGAGAATCCGGAGCTAAGATACTAGGACACATTAGTGGTTCCCTGTTACAGGACTTTCGTCCGGAATCTGCATCGGGTCAGTACATGATGGATAAATCATCGTTCCTCATGAACACCGACAACTTTGGATTGAATACCACACAGTTGCGATTCTTGGCGGGTAGTATGTACGATACTACCATGTACACAAAGACGGATAGACAGGATTATAAACCGTATGGTACATTCCGGAATGTAGAACGGCTGGAATATACTAAGTATCTGGCCGATTCGCACCGTACCGCAGCAACTAGGGATACTTACATCTCCGCTTATGATTGCCCCCTGTTACGGGTAGACGATTATACGTATAACACGAGTTTAACATCCACCGGAGACTTAACTCTTCGTAGATGTATTGTCCCTAAAGCTGAATTCCAAAATGACGTTATAAACGGGAATACCTACGAAGACATAGATTTCTCCTACGCAAACGAAGACTTGGGATTCACAATGGCGGGATACACTAGATTCATTTCAAGCCATAAGCAGGGCATATACCGCATGATCGGAGGTCCTACTTCTACGGGATTCGCTAGTCACAAGGGTAACTTGGCTGATACGGCTAGACTGTATCAAGCGGAGGTGTATCTCCCGTTGGATGGCGATTTGGTGGAATCCGGAAGTTACTCGGATTTGCCCGGAACGGACTACGAGGATGCCAAGATTGCAGCGAGTAACCGTGTCAGAATGGCACGTCCTTTGGCAACCTTCGGAGCAATTTTTCCGAGTATGCCCACAGGGTATGCGGTTAACGCCATCATATATCTTGACTCGTCCTTCATAATTACTAGCGTAGTATCAAATCCAACTAGTATTAGTACGGATGACCCGTATTTCATTTTGGTATTCAGAAAAGGAGACGGTAATACCCCGTTACCTGTAAACGAGTTCATTGCGCTTAACATAACATTACGCATCATAGACCACACGAAAGTACCGGAAATAACAGGTTCCGCCTACGTGGGTGCGGGTTGTACCGTTCGTGGAGATGTTAAGCTAATCGGCGACCCTTATGTTAATAGACTGTTGGATGTGAATGCGTGGGAATGGGGAAGCATAAACGAAGGTTTACTACTCAATGGGTGGGAGGCTGCTAAGAATCCTTCGGGAGGACCAACCGACGTAGACAGGAGACGCTTTAAAGAAGTTATCCCCGTAGAACCGGGTGCAAAGATATCATGCAATTCCGGGTATTGGTTTAACTGCTATGTGTACGCTTTTGACGGTACATATCTTGGTACGTCTAATTGGTCGCGGTCTTGGACCGTTACACCGGATAGAGCTGCTTTTATAGGGATTATCTTGAAAAAATCCGAAGCCGTAGGCGGTACGAGCTACATAGAAGATTCTGATATCTCTTTGGCAAACGTTAAGTACGTTCGTGCATTCAAGAAACGTAGATACATAACCAATGAGCTAGACCGGAATTCATCAGAAGATATCTTGATAGGTCCGGATTATTGGGAACAGGGAACAGCCGGAGGCGGACAAGCAGACGCAGGTAAAACCTACGAGGAACTTAAAGCAACATCCGGAACCACTATAAGACTTAAACGTCCTATAAATGTTTCCCCGTCATCTAGTATATCATCGGCATCGGGATTTTCAAGGTATATTAGGGTGCTAGACGCAGTAACTAAATTCCATTTAGGCGAACCGTTGAACAGCGCCAAGATGGCTTTACTTGCTGTTATTATTCAGAAAGACCCATCGGCTGCGATAACTCCATCGGAGATACCCAATTCTAGGCTAGTGTTGGAATTCGTACCACAGCCGAGAATCATAGTTCCTTATGGGTCTGCTACTTTGTTCATAAGTGGTCCTAAAATCCGGATGTACGACAACGCCGTGTTATCCCGGAACCTAAACCAAGAAGGGGAGATTGTTTTGAGCGGTGACGCCGTAATGGGCTACGACTTTAATTCGGGGTCGTGTATGTGTTCTAATGGTCACAGTGACGCAATAATTAAGTTACCATGAGATTCAGTGATATATTAACCTTTATGGATGGGGAAGCCGTGAAACTCGGCTTGCCTATCTATTTCGGAGATACGTCTACTATCAACGAGCTAGTGAATGACATCTCAGGTATGTTCTTAACGTTCGATGTCCCGGACGGTGGTATGTCTAAGTTGCCGCCTGCCACCCGGAAGTATAACGTAGTATTACAGTGCTTAGATAAATCGTACTATCTTACGGATAACGTTGCCGAACTTGATACATTAATGCGTACCGATTTGGCTTTAAACAAACTAATGTCCGCTTTTGTGTGTCACTTCGATGTGGATGGATTGAGTTTCAAGAAGGTACAGAATATCTATGACTCAATGAAGTCCGGTTGGAGTGTAACATTTTCTATAACAGATGATTTATTGAACTATGGATAAGGAGATATTGCAGGTTGTAGAACAGATAAAAAAAGAAATCTTCGAATCTTATGTTTCGAAAGGTTTGGTAGCGTCTGGTGAATTTGGGCGTGATCTAAAAGTAAACGATCTCGGTGATAGGGCAACTATTACTGCGCCGCATTATGTCGTACAGATGGAGCAGGGTAGGAAAGCGGGGAGTTTTCCGCCTGTCTCCGCCATTAAAAAGTGGATTCAAGACAAGAACCGGACGGTTGGTGCAAACATCCCGGAGGAAGCAGCTTTCGCCATCGCTTATGTGATGAAGCGGGACGGCATCAAAGTTCCTAACAAATTCAACGGTGGCGGGGTAGTCTCCGACATCATTAATCCAGAACGGGTGAAACGGCTGACGCTGGATATAAACAAGATCATAAAGGCGAAAATTCTAACAATATTAACGCAATGAAAGTACAAGTACCAAGAATAGGTCTGAACGTAGACATCCCCGATGGCAAGGTCTACAACTATCCCGGATGTCTGTCCATTTGGGACAACATCCCGTTAAAGCTGATCGTTACGGATCTGCCTACGGACATCATAGTATACTTCTATGTGCAATGCCGATCCTCCCTAGACTCGTTCTACGTGGCTAACCTAGAACCTGTCAATGGGATAGAGATCGATGTGGCATCTCACTTCTATCCGCTTCTCCCGGCATACAAAGACCGGATAGCCGGGTATACTGTGGAGCTAGGGATAACTCACAGGGCTAACCTAACTGCTGCTGTGCAGACTCAGATGTTCCGGATGCCCATAATGAACCTAGCCAGCCGGAATAACATCAACCGGGTATCAAAATATGACACGGACTTCCGGGATGACTTGGGACGCAGAGCACCGCTAGCGCATACGCTGGATGACGATTTTTTCATCGACAGCCAATACCACGATCGGGTCTATGACTTGGATATGGTTTATCAAGATGGCTCCGTGGATAAAGCGACTTATGTGCAAGGAAGCGGTCTTCCGGACGCATGTCAATTCAAGAAGGTTACGATAAAGAATCCGGATGGGTCCGTAGCTGCTGTTAAGGTTTATCCGGAAGAGGTGCACGCATGCGGAGCTATTACACTGAAATGGCTAAACTCGTGTGGGTCATACGATGCGATCTCCTGCTACAATTGGAGCACGCAGCCTACGATCACACAGGGCTTGGACGGTGGCACAGTAACCAAGCGGGAGTTGACCTGCGTATTCGAACTGACTGAGGCTAACAAGTTCGCTCTTGATGCCCTGTCAACGTCTCCGGACGTGACGGTGAAAGGGCTGGATGGCGTGCCTTTTGACACCAAGATGCGGTGTTCCTCGACTACGGGAGTCAAGTATACGGCATCCGGCTTGGCGAAAACAGCAACGTTAAAATTCCAATACTGATATGGATATAAGGATACAGATAAACGGCACATTCTTGGAGGGCTTGACTAAGACAGATGTCAAACTCTCCATCAATGCGTCCTCACCCTACTCGTTTGGCGAGTCTACCCGCACCTACTCGGCTAACATCAAAGCACCGAGAAACCGGGTAAACGATGGTATCTTCTATCAGATGCGAAACTTCGGTTACGTGATGCGTGATACGAAGTACGAGGCTAGAATTTACATAGGCGGTGTCGTCATCAACAAGCGGTTCAAAGCTAAGGTGACCTGCGATGAGGAGAGCTACAGCATTGCCCTTTCTCAGTCAGACCTTAAGATGTCGCAGTTGCCGAAGGAAGTCGTGGAACGAACTCTGATTGATTCTAACGTAGGGAATACCCGGTTCTTCCGGGCTAGCGATCTGATTACGAAAGCACTTGGTTCTCCCACCCCTGTGGAGTTCCCACCTATCGATAATGGAGGATATGCTCCGGGTCTGATCATTGAGACCATTGGTCAGCAGGGAATAACAGATGCGCTGGTTGGCAAGTCTGTCACGGTATTTTGGCGGTACGCTTCCGAAACGGATGACGGGACCAAGTACTTCCGAGGCAACTTCTTAGACATCAAGGAGTACGATACCCGTGTAGCCATAACAGCACCGGGTGGAGTGACAACATCAGCCGTAGCTGTGGTCACTATGGACAACAACGCTTACATCACGCTGGACATGTCTAAGGTAGGCACGATGCTGAACTACGTGGTTCTCAAGTCTGTGGACAACAATCAGACGATCGCCATCTTCCAAAAGGACGCTGATCAGAATGATATCACACAGGTACGCTACAAGTACGTGTCCACTACTTTCAACATCCCGATATACTTGTATCACGGGATGTATATCAGCCGTGACATCAATGACTACAACAGGCTGGATGCACTTCCTCCATCCTTCATGTCTCCGGACGAGGCTGTGAACCTATCCGGCAAGATCACTGCGATCAACGGGGCTTCGGGTCTGACAACCATATACGGTGGCTGTGGAGTATCGGATGCCATAACGTATCTCACCGACATATGCAAGATATTTCAGTGGGGGTGGAAATTTACGCTGAACGTGGACGATAGCGGCAACACGGGAGTCATAGTCAACGTGTACAAACTGATAGCTGATGATGCCCGCAACGTGGATCGGAACAACGGTCCGATAACCTTCAACGAGTTCCGGCAGGATTGGTCTCAATTCTATTTGTCAACCGACAAGATCGAGGATTCTGAGGGCTTCCCGAACACCGCAGTGTTCAAGATCGGGGATTTCTTCAAGAGTCTACAGGTTTCGAAGGCATCGTTCACCGCTAAGGGTGACATCGTGGAATCCAATGTCCCATATCCTCAAGACGGTACGTATCCTAGATTCGCCATTCGTAAAGGAGCGGTGGGAAGCGGGTCTACTTGGGTAGAATACTTCAAGTCGATCGAGTACACGCAGTCACTACAGAAGTACTACGGGCTGTTTTCGGACGCATTGGACGTGACAATTAAGGCTAAAATACCTTATTATCACATCGAAAACAACTATAAGGAGAACGGGATAGTGTGGTTTAAGCAGTTAAATGCGTTCTTCTATGTCCGGTCGATCACGGACTACAACATTTCCACGCAGGAATGTAAGGTAAAACTAACTAAAATTAATCTTAATCGTTAAATAAATGGCAGATAATGTTACATTACTAGACCTTTCGTTCAAGACGGACGAGGCAGTAGAAGGTTTGGACGCTCTGATCAAGAAGTCTTTAGACCTTGCAGAAGAAAAGAAACAGCTAACCAAGCAGATAAACGCCGAGAAGACGGCACTTGCCGGGCTTCGTCAGAACTATAAAGACAATCTTATAGATCAAACGGCGTTCGAAAAGGCAACGGAGAAGTCAGAAACAGCGATCATATCGTTAACCAAACAACTAAACAATAATAAGAATGAGACTTCCGAGAATACAGCCGCTATTAAAGCACACACTACCATTGTCAACTCGGAAGCGGAAAGCGTGGAAACCCTGCGAGCGAAGTTATCCCTTAACACGAAGGCACTAAACAAAATGTCCGTTGAACAGCGGACAAACTCGGAGGCTGGGAAACAGATGGTAGCCCAAACCAAGGAAATCTCCGACAAACTGAAAGACCTTGAGAAAGGTGTGGGAGATACCCGTAGAAACGTGGGTAACTATGCAGAGGATATCGAGAAGGCAACCGGAAGCCTCGGCGGTATGACTGGCGCAACCGGGCAAATGGTCAAAGGTATGTCCGGCGGTATTGCTTCTATAAAGGCATTCAACGCTGCATTGATGGCGAACCCCTTTGTTGCCATTGCATCGGCTATTCTTGCGGTGATCTCAGCTATCGGAAAGTTGATGGACCGCAACAACGAACTGGCTGTTTCCGTTAAGACTATATTAGCACCTATCGAGTTGATCATAACTAAGGTATTGGACGCCGTAGCCGCTCTGTTTGTGGAGATAGTCAAGGTTTTTGAGTGGCTGGCAGAGGCTTATATTAAGGTTTACAACTGGTTAGGTCTGATATCGGACGAAACCGTTAAATCTATCGAAACTGCTAGAGGGATGGCACAAGTAGAACGGGACATATATAACGCTGAAACCGATCTTATTGTAGTTTTAGCCCGGCAACGTAGGGAAATGGAGGAACAAAAGGCTATTCTTGCCGATCAAACTAAGAGTTCTAAGGAAAGGCAAGATGCAGCTAATGAAGCCCTACGGATATCTAGAGAGATGGAAGCCTCCGAATTAAAGATACTAGAGGCTAAATATCAGCAGATAAAGACGCAAAACGAATTGTCTTACACTTCTGATGAAGACAGGAGGAAAGAACAAGAGGCTTTAGCAGCATTGGAGGAAAAGAGAGCACAGTATTTATCACAACGGAAGGAACTAACTAGTCAGGTATCCGGGCTGGAAAAAGCTGATATGGCAGCCGCCGCAGTAGCCGATAAAAAGCGTGCCGAGGATTATGCTAAATCCCAAAAAACGGCAGCGGAGAAAGTCAAAAAAGACAAAGAAGACGCAGAAAGGAAAGCCGCCGAAACCGCTAAGAAAGTTCAGCAGGAAGTTCTAAAAAGCTACGAAAACGGAATAACCGAATTGCAGCTAAAGATAAGAGAATCTAATATCGGTATAGTAGACAAGCAGAAGGCACTAGAGGACCAAGACGCGCTAAACCAAGCTATCTTAGAAAAGGAGCGATACAGGTTGCAGCAGGGGCTTATAACGCAACAGGAATTCGATAACATCAAGCTGGAACAGCGGATAGCATTCCAAGAACAGGTAGCCACCCTAGAAGCCGAAGAAGCCGCTAAGAAGAGAGAAACGGAAGCCATAGACCTAGAGAACAAACGTGCCATCGAGGAAGCCAGCATAACTAGTGACTTCGAACGTGAATCCCTTCGTCTAGAGCAGCAATACCAAATGGAAGTTGCGAACGCTGAGAAGACTGGGGCGGACATTTCTTTGATTGAATCCAAATACGCCCAAATACGGGAAAAGAGAGAAAAGGAACTGGTAAACGCCAAGTTACAAATGACAGCCGATATCGCCGGGCAAATCTCTAATATCATGGGACAGGAATCGGAAGCCGGAAAAGCGTTCGCTCTGGCACAGGCTACGATTAACACATACTTAGGTGCATCTAAGGCTATTGCGCAGGGTGGTATTTGGGGAGTAGCGCAAGCAGCCATCGTGATCGCTGCCGGATTGAAACAAGTAGCCTCAATTATGAAGGTAAAAGAAGAAGTTCCCAAAACTAACACCAGCGTTAAGAAGTTTGCCAAAGGTGGTACCGTGTTTGGTGCTCCGCATTCACAGGGCGGTGTAACGTTCACCGGATCAAACGGGCAGCAGTTCGAGGCGGAAGGAGGCGAGAATATGTACATCCTCAACAAACGTGCATCTCATGCTATAAATGCGTTGTCTGCTCTTAATCAGCAATACGGGGGACGGTCTTTTGGCAATTCTAATGCTTACCGATATGCACAGGGGGGAGGATTCGATGTTATCAGTACTCAATCTTATACGAATCTTAATCGGTCTATGTCTAAGCAAGCGGTTGATTTGTCCGACAAGACAGTGGCAGCTATCGCACTTGCGTTTGTAGAAGGGGTAGAGAATGCTCCAAATCCGATAGTTTCAGTCCAAGATATTACCGATGTACAACAAAATCGTACAATTGTTATTGATTCCGCATTGGGCTAATTCGTATTTGCTACAATTTGCGGATAGTAAGTAGGTTGTAACAGCTATTTTTGTGTTGAAATATAGTTTATAATATAGAATGGTTTATCTAGTAAATCTCTAATTTATGGATTTCAAGAAAATACGAATTATAGAGGCGGGACCGACCGCAAACGATTGGACGGATGAAGTTAACGGTGAATTAAAAACCGGGAAAATCGTTATTACGCCCGAATCGCTAGCGTCCCTTGTGGTGGCTGGTAGTATTCGCCCTATCCATTCTCGCCGGACACACAACGGTAACGATCTGCTGGATCAGTACATCGGTAGTTTCTCTAATTTCGTTGAGGAAAACGGAGTAGTCTACGCCGATCTGACCTTTTCGGAAGCTCTCTTAAAGAACTATCCGCAGGAGGCAGGATTTATGAAGGACATGATTGAAAAGGAACCGGAAATGCTGGGCGTTTCAGTCGTAGACCTAGACACTAAGGTGTGGAACGAAGAGAACCAAACATGGGACGTGACGAGTTTTGAAGAATTATTCACGTGTGACCTTGTAGGCTTACCAGCCGCGACAAGTTCGCTTTTTAATAACCAAAAATCAAAGAACAAAATGGGTCTTTTATCAAGCATTATCAGCACCTTTTCAAAGAAAACGGAGCTTAAAGAGGAAATCGTAGAAACGGTTAATGGTGAAAAGATCACTATTAAGGCAGCAGGAGAAGAGGCAGCCGTAGGTGACGAAGTAGTAAAAGAGGACGGAACCGCCGTGGAAGATGGTGAGATCACCGTTGATATCCCGGAAGAGGGAAAAATCGTTCTCGTGATCAAAGATGGCAAGATAGCCGAGTTCAAAGAGTACATGGACGAAAAGCCGGAGGAAACACCGGAGACAGAAACCAAGACACCGGACGAATTTTCTCAGCGTCTAACTGCTCTTGAATCATCTTTGAGTGAGATTAAAACAATGCTTTCCAAGCAAACGAAAACGCCACCTGTTGCAACTCGTACGGTGGGAGGCAAACCGAAAACAGATGCACAAAAAACGCAGCTTTCTAACGAGGAAGCACGCAAGAAAGCGCGGGAGGCGATGGTTAAGTTCGCAAAAGAAAAGTAATCACACTAAAATCATAGGAGACTATAAATTATGGCAATGACATTTACGGATTTAAATAATCTGAATATTAACTCACTGGCTGACGTCATTTCTTTGACTGTCGGGCTGGTTGGCGAAATGGAACGCGGTGCAACCGTTCTTTCTGGACTTGACAACAAAACGCCTATTGTTACTTTTGTAGCGAAAGATAAGGCACTTCGTAAGTCTGCTGGATGTGAAGGTACTTATGAGTACACAGATATGTCCGATCATGTAAAGTACTATGACTTCCAGCCTTTGGAGTTACCTATCGTTGTTTGTTTGCAAGATTTGTGGGGGAAGATGGTAGCTAAGGGTATTCATTTGTCGGACGATTTCGATGAAACTCAACTGGCAGGTTTCATGGCTTCGGAAGTACTGAAAGTTTTGGAGGCTGATTTGCTACGTCTCGCATGGCTGGACGGAACCAAGACAGGTGATGTTGCTTACAATATTTTCAAAAATGGTGGTTTCATTAAGCAAATGAAGGACAGCGCAGAAACTATCCTTCCTTTGCAGTTGACTACGGCTAGCGTAGAGGATACCATGAAGAAACTTGTTGATTCACAACGTCCCGATCAAAAGGAACTTAGCGAGTTCTTCGTGACTTCTAATGTAATGCGCCTGTTTAAGAACTTAGTTCAGAGTAAGGACAACACAACTGCTCAGGAACATTTCGAGAACGGAAAAGCTGTGTACACTTTAGAAGGATACAAGATCAATGAACTTCCTCATGTTTCAGCGTCTATGATCGCAGATGCAACAGACGAAGATGCGTTTATCGCGTTTACTCCGAAACGTAATATCCAAATCGCTTTGGAAGATTCAAGCGTGAACATTAAACCGTTCATTCAAGATGCGAAAGACCGCAAGTATTACTCTACAACTGTGTTTGCTGCGGACGTAATGGTAGCTATTCCGTCTATTTTGAAACTTGCAACAAAAGCGAAAGCATAACAACTAATACCGAAAACTATGGCATGTATGAAATTAAATAAGGCTATCGTTTTTGGGTGTGCGGGCGGCTCAGTCGGTTTGGCTGGGCTGTACCTTGTTAACAAATCGGAATTGGCTTCTTTTGTAATGGGTGGCGATGGCGTGACGCTAAACTCTATCGTCCTTGTATCCGGTGCAAAGGCAATTCCGGTTGACTGTTACAAGAACGGCGCAAAAGTAGTGGACGCTTTGCGTACACTGGACGGTGCAGCCGGAATGGAACAGACGGTTACTATCACGGTCTACGATAAAACTTCTGACGGTGCAGCGATTAAGGAATCACTGCTATCCGGGAATTACGTAGCCTTCGCAAAACTCAAAGACGGCGGTAACATTAAAGTTGCCGGACTTAATACCGGGCTGGAAGTGGCAAGCATGGACGGAGATACTTCGGCGGCTGGCGGTTTCGATACCGTAACGCTGAAAACACCGGATAACTCTAGGGGGGATCGCAATATAGTTGCTTTACCTGCTGTTTGGACGTATTTAGAAGCTAATAAATTAACTTAACAACATGGGATGTATTAGTAATATCACGGGTGCAATAACCTACGATTGTTTAGGTGGAGCAGTTGGAATAGCTGATTTGTTGCTTATTAACTACTCAGATATCCAATCTATCTCCATCGCCAACGGTATCGCTACTATCACGTTGACTGCTTCGGGCAAGGTTATCCGGGTAGCGTCTATCCGAAAGGGTGCAAATGCTACAGAAGCCCAAAGAATTAACGAAAACGCCCCGAATGCGCTGGAACAATCGGTTAATTTTACCGTGTATAAGAAAACGAGTGCGGAAAACGTGTTTATCAATACCATTCTCAATTCTCGCCTTGTGGCGGTTGCAAAAATGGTTGAAACAGGTGTTTACCGTATCTATGGCTGTAATTACGGTTTGGAGGTATCCGGACTGGAAGAATCAGCAAATGATAACGGCGGCTATACCGCCATTACGTTAACCACACCTGAGAATGTTCTAGGAGAAGCCCGTGCGTCAATCACTGAGGCTACCTGGAATACTCTCGTGTCTAAATCATCATAATTATGGCTTGTTTAAAGAAGATAGCACAAGATTTAGCGTTTGATTGCGCTAATCCCGGTTTAATCTCTGGAATTGCCGGAGTAGAAGAAGCCGTAATATTGAACTACGAAGATGTTTCTAGTATCTCGGTATCTTCTACGACAGGACAGGCAGTAGTAACAATGAAAGCCGGAACAAGGGGATATACCGTTCAATCTGTAAAAAACTCTATTCAAGTGACGGAGGCATCGCGGGCAAACGACAATGCTCCTACTATGTTGGAAATATCAGTAGTCATGAAACTTCTTTCATCGTTACCTGTAGTTAGCTACATTATCGCTTTGGTTTCTGGGTCGTTTTTGGTTGCTATTAGAACAAAAAACAACCAATATTTCATTTTGGGATGTAACTCACCGTTAGAGGTCTCAGATTTATCAACTGATAGTTCAACAGACGGAGTTTCAACCGCTACTTTAAAAACGCCGGACGGGTCTTGCGGAGATTTCCATTATAGTATTACGGCGGCACAGTATAACTCTTTAAAAACTGTATAATCATGGCAAGAGCAAAGAAAACTGTAACAAAAGATATCAAGCCCGTGCGCGAATTAATTCGCTTAACGGACGAGTTCGAGATTTTGAATCTCTGTAAAAGTATCACGCATCTAAAACTGGACCCTATGTGCCATATGGATCGTGCGTACGCGAAGAAATGGTATGAGGATCACTATTTGACGGGCATACACGTTCGCTACGTAATGAAACCGGGACTATCTATCAATCATGTGGCGGACGGAGTTGTTTACCGTGCATTTAACTGTACGGACGCCATCGCCGAACGAATCATGAAAGAAAATCCGGTTTATAAATCCTACTTTGAGGACTTAGGTCCAATAGAGCCACAGGAGGACGTACCGACCGTTTTGCCCGCTGATCCTGAACCGGAACAAACACCGGAGACAGAAGCTCCAGAAGAAGAGAAGCCCGTAGAACCGGAGACCCCCGCTGATCCTGAACCGGAAGCTTCAGTAGAAACAACGCCGGAGGTTTCAGTAGACGAGATTATGAAGGAACTGGAATAAACTAAAAGGAAACGTTAATATGATAGCTCACAAGAAAGTAAACGTAATAGTAGATAGAGCGCTCAAAGTTAACGCTAAGGTTTCCGAAAAGATTGTGGGGTATGGGGACGGAAACCTATACCCCCAAATTTTATCGGAGCTTATATATGCTAGCAAAACCGCCTCTTTGAGTGTGGAACGGCTGAGCGAAGCGATAGAATGTGAAGGCTTTAAAAACCGTGATTTTGGCGAAATGACGAACGCCCACGGAGATAACATGGACGAGATACTGAATATGCTGGCATATGACGTAGCTCGTTTCAGAGGGTGCGCTCTAATTGTCCAGTATGGAGGCGATTATCGCCCTAAAATGATTTATCCCGTTCCTTTCGAATATGTCCGTGCCGGGCTGAATAAAGACTACTTAACGAATCCGGTTATTCATAAGTACGTAGTGTTTAATAATTGGGATCGTCAAAATATCAAGTCTACCCAATTGGATAAAACGGCAGTTACCTACCCGGCGTTCAATCCAGATAACTTTGCGGATGAAGTAGAGTTTTTCGGCGGAATCGAGAATCACCCCGGACAGCTTTTGTACATAAACTTCTTCACTACGAAGCCCTATCCGCTTTCTCCGTTTCATGCAGTCCAGTCTGAGATGCAGGCGGAAGCGATGAACTCTACTTATGTAGAACGGACGCTTACACGTGGTTTCCACATGTGCAGCATCATTTCTCACGGAGAATTTACCGAACAGGAGGAACAGGACGCTTTTGTTAAGGGGATAAAAGATATAATGGGAGCGCAAGGGGCAGGATCAGCGGTATTGGTCCGTGATGAAAATGCTCTGACTGATAAGCCATTTATTAAGGTAGACCAGTTGGGTGTACCGATTGACGCTAATCTGTATAAGGCTTACAACGAACCGCTAAAGAAGGATATCGCTTCACAAGCCTATAACATCCCTATTCCTTTGGTTGACTCGTCTTTGATCTCATTCTCCAATGCGTCCGGCGAGGTCGTGAAGGAGATGCAGAAAGTTTATCGCCGTTCCGTGACAAAACTTCGTAGTAAGTTGAGTCGGGAAATTGCGCGTGCTTTAGACCTTCCAACAGAAGTATGTGAAATTTATAACGAATTAGAAGAATCTAACTCGACAGTAAACGTTAAAACAGACCCAAATGAATAGTTTTTCCGAAGTAATCAAGAAGTTTCGTGAAATCTTTGATATCGCAGCAGATGTTAAGGACACAGAGATAAACAAATGCATTCAAGAGGCAGATAAACTCGATATAAAGGTAGCTCTTTGCGGTGATACATTCTTTTCGGTGTCGAGTGAGCTAGGAGGTGGAAAAGGAGAGAGTGATATCCCTGTCGGAACCGATTCTGATTCTAATTATTCGTTAGATGTCGTAATAGCCGGGGAAAAATACAATATAGTTCCTCTTTATACGATCCTATGTTATTATGCGTTTGTGCGATATATGAAGATAGCGGACCAAAAAAGTACATCTACAGGACTGAAAACGCAGGTATACAACGGGTCGTTGATATTGCCAGACTATAACAAAAATAAGCGATGGGAAGAGGAACGTGGGAAAGCAGATGCTTTTATAGAGGATTTCCATATTGTATACGAGTTATTTAAGGAATCAGATAATCCAAAGGATAAACATTGTTGTGACTCTGTTAAGCCTTATCGAGTATGTTTTATAAGTTAAAAGAGTGAGGAAATGAAAAGGGAAACGAGAGACGATATTATGATTTGGTCTGCTGTGGGAATGCTCTTCGCAGGAGTGGGGGTGTCGGTTGCAGGTTTTTTAGTTGAGCCTTTAGGTATCATTCATGATACTGTATTATGGTTCTTTGCACAATGCTTGATATGGTCGGGAGCTGTTTTCGGCATCCCTGTCTATGTCAGAACTAAAATTAATAGCATGATTGGTAATATACCCGAAAAAGAAAAAACGGAAGCGAAAAGGAGAGTAAATAATGAACTGGATCAAGGAAAGTAATCGCCCTAAACATTTGCTGTATGCTATTCCAGCAGGAGCACTATTTACTATTTTATTTGTGGCAGGATTGGCGGCAGGGATGGAGTTTAAGGACAGGGATTGGGGTGGAAAATGGGATTGGCTTGATATTGTGGCAACATTAATCGGTGGAGCTATCGGGCAGCTAATTCAAATTTTAATATTGATTTTAATTTTATAAAATGGCAGAAGTGAAGAAATTAGTACCGTTCATCCTAAAATGGGAAGGCGGTTTCGTAAATGATCCCGACGACTTGGGAGGAGCAACTAATAAAGGTGTTACAATAGCTACTTATGAAGCGTATTGCAAGAAGAAAGGCTATCCTAGACCGACTATAGAGAGATTGAAGAATCTTTCTAAAGAAGAATGGACAGAGATCATGAAAACAATGTATTGGGACAGATGGAAGGCTGACGAGATAAAATCTCAGTCAGTAGCTAATATCTTGGTTGATTGGGTGTGGGCATCCGGTGTACATGGTATCAAGATACCACAGGAATTAGTCGGTGTACTTCCCGATGGTATTGTTGGACCCAAAACTATTGCAGCTGTTAATTCTCGTAATCCTCGTGAACTGTTTGACCAGATAAAACTAGCTAGGTTTGACTTCATAGAAGAGATTTGCCGGAAACGTCCTGTAAATAACAAGTTTAAACGGGGATGGATGAACCGAATTAATGATCTAAAGTTTGAATCATGAAGTGGTTGATATACATTATTACATTGCTTACGTCAGCAATATGGTTTTCATCCTGTCGGAGTATCCAACATATTCCGATTGAAACAGTAAAGCATGATAGTATCTACATTAGCAAGATACTACATGACAGCATCTATCAGAGAGACAGCATTTATGTTGATCGTAAGGGTGATACAGTACTTATTTACAAAGATCGGTATTTATATAAGTATAAGAACTTAATTGATACGATGTATATAAGTCGGACAGACAGCATCCAGGTCCCTTATCCAATAGAGAAACAGTTAACCAAATGGCAGTCTATGAAACTGGAATTAGGTGGTTGGGCATTGGGAATCATCATTGTGTTTATTCTAGTGTTAATTGGAAGGTATGTAAAACAAAAAATGCGCTAGATTTTTTGTCCTTCTAAATAAAAGTTATATATTTGGGTGTTGCATAAAAACGTGCCATCTGAAATAAGTAGTGCCGCAACACTGAGATTAATTCTGGTGTTGCGGCACTATTGTTGTTGCAACACAAATTTTAATTATTAAAATATTAATTATGGAGAAAAATGAAATTAAAACTTTGTATGATTACTTGGAAGGTATTAGTTCTGAATATAATACTCCTGGCGCAAAGAAGAGTTTGATTGAGAAGAGAGTCAGAAATTATCCAATAAGTGATGATTTGCGTGTTACCTTAAATGAAGGTGTTTCATCTGGACTTTTCGAACATGGTTTTTTTGAGACTGATTTAAATCGGTCAATTAAAATTTTAAAGGAAATTATGAATGATTGAGCGAAGCAAGAGAGACAGCCAAATAAGTTGTCTCTCTTATTTATAACTAAAGCATTCCTTTTTCTTTAGCTAGTTTTAAGATAGCCTCACAAATAAACGAAGTCTTATCGTCTACCTTTTCAAGAATTGAACTGACATCCTCCGGGGCTTTAAAGCCGTAGCGTTTAGCAGTTGTTTTCTTTCGTCCTGCTCCAGCCCTTGTGCCCCCATGTTTTCCCTTTGTTATTTCATCCATAATTGTTATATTTGCAAATCCTAATCGGTTGGGGAGGTTTCCCTCCCCTTGGATTTTAGAGTAGAATTTCGAAGTTTACTCTTACTTTCCAGATTCTAAATGAAATTGCGAGTCTCATAATGAATACCGATTAGGTTTCTCTTCTTGCTTTCTCGGTGAAGAAGATTAACCGCTGTAATCATCTCTTTGATTACATTACAAAGATAAGCATTATTTTGATAACGTACAAACGAAATCAAGAAAAAGTTTAAGAAAATATCATTTTTAACATTTAGATAATATGTAACTTATTATCTACTTTATATTCATAACAATCAAAAGCAACACACATAAGAATAAAGCGATCTTTTACTCCTAGTTTAGTATATCGGTTTACTGCATCACTATTCTTTGAATGTAATCCGGCTGCATACTTATCAACTTGTACTTTGTTCATTAAGTCTACATGCGTTTTACGAGCTAGTTTGCTACTTGCTACTTCATATAGGGGCTTATATTCATTTTTGCTTTTCGCTTCATCAAATACAGCAACAAGTCTATCTATTTTGCAGTATTCTAACAAAACTTTTATCTTATCATTGTATCCTCGTTCTCCTGATACATAGCGTAATATAGGGAAATTGAAATTGTATTTCTTTATAATTTCTAAAGCAAAACGCATTAAAGGAGTTTTGATTTCAATTCTTGTATCATTTTCTTTTAGAGTTTTGTGTGGTAAGTAATGAATGAAAGGAATATCTTCTTCTATTGCGATATTATCAAAGGATAGCGTTTGGAAGTCTCCAATTCGACAACCTAAACTACATTGAAGTAAGAAAGCGTCTTTAGTCTCTTGTAGGGAGCTGGGGACATCTGTATTTTTTAGTTTAATGAACTCGGCTTTAGTTAAAAATATAGGTTCATCGTATTGTTCCTTCATCATTACTGTTTTACGCTGTTTTCCAAGTTTACGGAATGGTGATACTGGTATTTCATCGTTACTTTCCAGTTCGTTGAAAAATGCCTGTAGCTTTTTTAATTTTGTTGCAACAGTATTTTGCCCTCTTGGTGAGGTTGGAATATTGCGATTATTCATGTCAACATAAAGCCCCCTATATTTATCTACCAATATATATTCATTAAACAGAAAATCACGGAATAGTATAAGTTTCTCATTATTGAAATCGGTTGGAGTGATATCACTTAAGTTGTTGATAATGAGAAAACGGTTTAATTCCCGTAATAATACATCATAATGTTTCTTTCTGCCTTCGCCAAATATTCCATCCTTATAACATTGCTCTATGTATAAGTTGAGTCGGTTATGGAGGCTTTCACTTGATTCCTTGTTAATATACTTCTCCGGATTAATATATTCATCTATATATTGATTTAGTTGTTCACTGGTTTCTATCTTGTGATCGGTGTACAAACGTAGGATTAGGTTTTTGCGTTCCGTTATGTCTCTATAAAACTCTTCTCTAGTTTTGCAATGGATTGGTATAAGTACTTTGGATTTGTATTGTTCCTTTTTCTCATCCCAAATTGAAGGTTGTACTAAAATCTCGGAAGTGTGAAATAATTGTATATTCCTACCATCGGATAAACGAAATCGTATATTAACAAAGTTATCCTTTTTGCTTGATCGAATAAATGCTTTTACTGTTGCCATATAGCTATCATTTTACGGTTGTGCAAATATACTGTTTTTGCACAACGAAAATGCTTAATTGCACAACTAAAATGCAACATAATACAACTTGCTGTTTTGTATATATCTGATAATTAATGTATTTGTATGAGATTGTATAGTGTGTATTTTTAAATATTAGACCGCACCGGGGTCACATAAAAATCCCTTGATAATCAGTGGTTATCAAGGGATTTTTG